CAAGCGGTACCAACGGAAGCAGTGGTACAAGCGGAAGCAGTGGTACAAGCGGAAGCAGTGGTAGTAGCGGTAGAAGTGGAAGTCATGGTACAAGCGGTACCAACGGAAGCAGTGGTACAAGCGGTAGTAGCGGCACAAGTGGTACAGTGACAACATCCGGTACTAGTGCGCCAAGTGGAACAAGTGGAATAAGTGGTGGATCGTTTGCTGCGGTTGACAGAGTTGTTTATGTATCATCTATATCCCCTTCTTATCTTATTAAAGATAGTACGTTCTTATTTCATGAAACCGCAACTGGTCATTTGGGTGTAAACGATACTGTCACAAATACTTGTGCTTTGACCGTTAAAAGAGGAGCTACTCCTGGTAATTTTACATTTGGAAATAATGATGTTGCATTTAGAAATAGTTCTGGAGAAAGTTATTTGAACAATGCGGCATCAGAAGCTTATTTTTATAGCACATTGCCCATTACGTTATATGGTTCACAAGAACCAACTTTATTCGTTACTAGCGGAGGCGCGGGATTGGGTAGAGTAGGTATTGGAGCAACATCTGATAATAATGGAAGATTATATGTATATGGTGAAGGTACCAGTACTAACTATCTTTCTATAGCCAATTGTAATGCTTTTAAAACCGCGAGTACTACTGGGTATACACTTGCGGGATTCATTGGTATTTATATAAATGCATCTGTTAGTGAATTTACAGGTGCAAATGGTACGTATTATTTTCCTATATATAGCAAACCTTGATGATAATTATTATTTATGAATAATATAAGATATAGAATAGCTAGATGTGATAGTTTGGTTGATCATTTGAACATATCAACCAAAGTAATTTGTTTGAGTGTAGAACGTGAAGATAATATTGGCGAACAAATATCTCACTGTATCACCTTAAGTGGCTCTCAACAATTGGAAAAAACAAATGAAGAATGTATAGATTTGGCGTTTAGTTTAATGAGTGAATCTATTGCTAGAAGTGTTACGAAGTTAAGTTCAATTAATTATTCTGTGGTTGGCAGTTATTATATACCAAATTGAAAACTATATCTTTAAGTTCTAATTATAACTATGTTAGTGGTTATGGTGTTATTTTGGAGGCTTTATTGACTAAATTACCTTTTAATATAATACCTAGGTCGTATGGGTCGATATCCCCACAGTTTTTAAGTTATTTTGATAACATTGTTCCATTTGGATCGGATACACCTGATTTGACATTGATGAATATAAGTAGTGATGTAGATATATTAAATCCCTTATTACATGTATCGTTTGACAAACGAAGGGTATTATATACAATGTGGGAAACTAGTAGAGTTAACGATTTAATAATTGAAATATTGAATAAGTTTAAATACGTCATTGTTCCTAACCATTATAATAAAGAAAATTTTATTAAACAAGGTTTAAAGTGTCCAATTGAGGTTATTCCATTATTTTGTGATACAAATATATATACATACAGATCGCACGAGTTTCGTGACCGTTTTGTTTTTGGTATATCTAATGAAGACCCACGAAAGAATTTAGATAAATTAACAATGTGTTTTTTGAAAGCGTTTAAAAACGTAAAAAATGTTGAATTGCATGTAAAAACATGCAGTGGACTCTCCAATAGATTTTTTGATTCCAGAATTGTTTATAATTCTAACAAAGTGTCCAAAGAACATCTTAGAGATTGGTACTGTAATTTGGATGTTTATGTTAGTGGTGCTACATGTGAGGGATGGGGGATGATGCAACAAGAAAGTATGTGTTGTGGTCGTCCGCTAATATTTACAAATTACGGTGGATTAACTGAATATTGCAATAATACAAATGGATTTGAAGTTAAATTCAAAGAGGTTTATAGCACAAAACAGTGGGGTGGATATGCTGGTAAATGGAGTGAATTTGATGAAGACGATTTAATTAATAAAATGGTTTATTGTTACAATAATAGAAACGAAGTAAAAGAAAAAGGTTTTATTGCATCTAAAGACGCTTCATTATTTACTGAAGAAAGATTTATAAATAATATAGTTAATATTTTAAATTTATATATATAACTGTTATGGATATATCTTATTTACAATCAAAGCCTATTTTTGATTTTACCGATTTGGAACTAAAAGCGATTGGATTTGAAATATCAGAGGTAATTAACACACACGAAAGGAATTTGGTAATGGTTCGTAACGAATTAACTAGAAGATCTATGTCTAATGTTGTTGCAACAATGAGTCCGGAACAATTTAACAAATCGATGAGTCCTCAAATTAAAAATAAAATAACTGAATAATCTTGACTTACTAAATTATACAAAGTATAAGCATATTAAGCGCTTAGTTGCTTATTAATCTTAAAATGCTTACATAAAGTTATTATTTAAAGTGCTGATAATGCTTATATTTATTATAAATGATAAGTGATAATTACAAAATTTATGTGGACATGGATGGTGTGCTTAGCGATTGGGAAGCTCAATTTAAGCGCTATAGTGGTGGAATACCTGTAGATACTTATGATAGTTTATATGGCAAGAAGAATCGCTTTAAATTAGTAAATAAAAATAGTCCTGACTATTATGCTAATATGCCATGGATGAAGGATGGTAAATTGCTTTATAACTTTGTTAATAGTTTTCCAAATGTAGAAATATTAAGTCATGCGCCTGATGCTAAATCAAAAGTTGGTAAACAACAATGGCTTAAAGATAAGGGTATAAAATTTGAAGCAAACTTAGTGCCTAATAGAAAAGATAAATCTAAATTTGCAACTCCTGATAGTATTTTGATTGATGACCGTGAAGATGTTGTTAGTGATTTTATAAATGCTGGCGGTAAAGCAATTCTTCATACTAATTCAATTGATACTATAAATCGATTAAAAGAAATACTTGGAATCAAAGAAAAGCATAGAATTTACAATAGTATATTAAATCCATCAATATGGGCAACTGAAAACAGTATTAAACCCGAAGTGTTAAATGCACTTTTAAATGTTGCCAATACATTTTATAAAGATACTGAATTGACTGTTCCATTGGAAGATATATATTTTCTTGGTAGTACGGCAGGATATAATTGGACTCCAACCAGCGATATAGATTTACATTTGGTATTAGATTTTGACAAGATAGGTGATGACGAAGAATTGGTTAAACAATATGTTGACGGATTGAAAAGTAAGTGGAATCAAGCACATGATATTAAGATAGGCAATCATCCGGTTGAAGTTTATATTCAAGATAAAAAAGAAGTTAATAAAAGCCAATCAGTATATAGTTTGATGAAAAACGATTGGGTAAAAAAGCCAAAACACGAAGATATAAAAGTAGATAAAGACGCTATTAAGAAGAAGTACAAACAGTTTGTAGAGTCAATTAATGCGGCTATACAAGAACAAGATATTGACAAAATAAAGAAGTTAATTAAACGTATATATGATATGCGTCAAGCTGGTTTGGATAAGAGTGGGGAATATAGTACCGAGAATTTAGTATTTAAACTTTTAAGATCAACTGGGTATATAAACAAACTAAGAGATACAGTTACGCAATTAACTGACAAAGAATTGTCTAAAATATAAAAAACTTTGTATAAAATCAAATTTTATAATATTTATATCTAGAACATAATAAGGTAAAAATATGGCAGAACTACTAAATCCAAACGAAATTTTTGCAACAGCATTTGAACCAAAGGTTAAAAATAGGTTCATTTTGTATGTTGACGGAATTCCATCTTTCATCATCAAGAAAACTGATCGTCCAAAACTAAGTCAAGCCGCTAAAGAATTGGATCACATCAACATCAAGACATTCTATAAAGGTAAGAGTGTTTGGCAAACCATCAGTATGGAATTGTATGATCCAATCGTACCAAGTGGCGCTCAAGCTGTAATGGAATGGGTTCGTTTGCATCATGAATCTGTTACTGGTCGTGATGGTTATCAAGATTTCTACAAGAAAGATCTTACCGTTAACGTTCTAGGTCCAGTAGGCGATAAAGTTGAAGAATGGAGTCTACGTGGATGCTTTATCACTGAAGCTAGCTTTGGTGACATGGATTGGAGCAATGATGGTGAAGCGTTAACAATTAGTTTGACGATTCAGCCAGACTACTGTGTTCTACAATATTAATTTAACCTTATTAAAAAGAACCCCAGCAGAAACGCTGGGGTTTTCTATTTATTAGTATATGGATTTAGGCAAAAAAATATTCGTAATATACCCAGGTAGATTTCACCCCTGGCATAAAGGTCACAAAGGTGTGTATAATTATCTAAGCAGCAAGTACGGTGGCAATGACGTTTATATAACAACAACAGATGTAGTTGAGTTACCTAAGTCTCCATTTAGTTTTGATGAAAAAGTCAAAATGATGACTTTAACTGGGGTACCTATAAATAAAATAATTAAAGTAAAAAACAATTATAACTTGCAGAGCTTAGTTGGACAAATTCCTATCGATATTAATCGTGATAGTATTGTTTTTGCGGTCAGTGAAAAAGACATGGCTGAAGATCCAAGATTTAGTAGATTCACTAAAAAAGATGGATCTCCCGCTTATTTACAGCCAATTCCCAAAAGATTAGATAAGTTACAACCAGCAATTACTCATGGGTATATAGATACAGTACCAACAACTGATTTTACTGTATTAGGTGCACCTGCTAGAAGTGCAAGTCAGTTAAGAGCGCAATATGTTAATTTAACTTCTCAACAAAGAAAAGAATTTATCAAAGATTTGTTTGGTAAATACGATCCAACTGTATATAACATAATGAACAATAAATTGATTAGTCCCACTCCTACCGCTGGTTTAACAGAAAAGCAAAAGAAGTTATTAAAGAAATTGATTGTGGGTATGATGAAAGAGGATGAGTCCAAAGTCAAAAACATGAAGAAGTTGGCTGATATGGCTTTATACAAACAAAGACAAGCTGAATTAGATGATGCTAACGAAAAGTTGGATTCAGCCGAAGCGCAAGAAGATGCTGCTATATCTGATGAAGATAAAAAGAAAGCAGATGATGTGGTAAAGAAAGCCAAGGATGTTGTTAAAAAAGCTGATATGATGTCCCAAGCAGCTAAACATCAAATGCAATCGAGTTAAATATAATTACTAAAAAGTTATATAAAGTTCTATATATTGTTATAAAGTTATGAGCGACGAAATTTTAATTACACGTGGTGCTGTATCTAAAGAACCTGTTCAACAACAAAGTTATCCAACTGAAAGAATTGACTTACCCAGTAAAGGTTATTTTTACTCAGAAAGCGATCCATTGAGTTTGGGTTATGTTGATATGAAGATGATGACTGCAAAAGAAGAAGATATTCTTACCAGTCAAAATTTGATTAAGAAAGGTGTAGTACTAGATAAACTACTAGAAAGTTTGATTGTTACTCCCGGCGTAAATATCGATAATTTGTTGCTATGTGACAAGAATGCTTTGTTTGTAGCTGCAAGACGATTAGCATATGGCGACAGTTATGGACCTGTGCAAATTAGATGTCAGAAATGTTATGAAGAGTCTAAACAAACGGTCAATTTAGGCGAATTGAATGAAAAGCCATATGAATTTGAAAAAGTTCAAAAATGTCATAACCACTTTGAATTTCAACTACCACATTCAAAGAAGGTAGTGGTTTACAGATTGTTAAATTCAAAAGATGAAGTTGATATTGATGGTGAACTAAAAGCTACGGCTAAATTTGTTAAATCTGGCGGTAGTACTGAAATTACTACACGTTTGAAAAAGATGGTAACTTCTGTGGATGGTAAAACTGATAGAGCTACTATCAACAAGTTTATTGATAATGAATTGTTATCAAAAGACAGCATGGCATTGAGAGCTAATGTTCGACAAGTAACTCCTGAATTAGATATGACTTTCAACTTTACTTGTCCAAACTGTAGTCATGAGGAAAGGATGGATGTACCGATGACGGTACAGTTTTTTTGGCCTGAGTCTTGAGTATAGATTGCATCTCCACGAACAAATATTCCAGTTAAGTTACTTCTCCAATGGGGCGGTAAATGTAAATATAGCATATAATCTGCCTGTACATTTACGTGTTTTTTATTATAATCAACTTGTTAAATTAAAAGAACAAGAGAATAAAAGTTACGATCAAAGTTCTAAGCCCCCTCCAAAATCCAGAGTAGATAAACCATTCTAAAATGTAATATATTTATATTTATATTATATAATTTATGGCAGAAAATATCATTGATCAGTTAAAAGCGTATCAAGCTGCGCAAGACGCTACAAGAAGAACAGCTGATGAAATTGAAAGAGAACGTGACCTCTTAAAGGAAGTATCTTCTTTAGCAAAAGCCATTAAAGTGGAGTTTAACGATGTAACAAAGAACATTGGCAAGTCTGTAGAAAAATTAGAATTAGGATATGAATTAGAAGAAAAGTTAAGACAATCAGCATTCGATAGATCTTCGCTGCAAAATAATCTAGTTTCGTTGATGAAAGCTACTGTCGCACAAGATCAAAAAGTGGCAGAATTGGCTAGAGTTAATAGTTTATCTATTACAAAACGTCAACAAGAATATGCACTTGAAAAAGCAAATTTAGGAGCTAAATTACAATCGGGTGAGATAGATAGACAACAATTCGAATCTGCAAGAAATTGGTTAAAAGAAAAATATTTACGCACTAGTCAAACATACAGCAAGGAAATGTTGTCTTCTAATCGGTTGACTCAAGACTTGGTAAACACAAAAGATTTATTAAATGTTGAAGATAAACGGTTAGCTAAATTAGCAGTGCAAAGTAAATTTCTAAATGTTGGTAAAAATGTATTAAAAGACATGGGTCCACTGGGATCCGCCGTTTCGGGAGCATTTAATGCTTCTAAAATGAATCCATGGGTTTTGGCGGCAGATGCAGCTGTGGCTATATTGGAAAAAGGATACGAAAACTTTAAAGCTTTTGATAAAGCATCTGTGGATGTAAGAAAAAATTTAGGAGCTTTACCAGGACAAGCTACTGTTTTGGAAAGAAATCTAAAAGTTGTCACTATTGACATGATGCATTTAGGTGCTACATTTGATGATGTAGCTAAATCTATCAATGAAATTGCTAATGAATTTACAGGATTAGTCGCTCAAGATAGAGATTTACTAAAAACTACTACAGCTTTATCAAAACAATTCGGAATCGCAGAAGGCACCAGTGTTAAATTTCTAAAAACATTAGGCGGCATATCTGGTAATTCAGCTTCTTCTCAGAAATCCATGATTGGATTTGCTCAAAAAATGGCCCAAGCATCTGGTGTGCCACTTGGTAAGATCATGGAAGATGTAGCAAATGCAAGTGATGATGTTAGAGTATATGTGGGTAGTTCTGCTGTTTCGATGATAAAAGCTGCCACAGCTGCTAGAATGATGGGCATTGATATGAATAAAGCGGCGGCTACAGCTGAAAAACTTTTAAATTTTGAAAGTAGCATTGCTTCTGAACTAAAAGCTAGTGCTTTATTGGGACAAAATGTAAACTTTAATTATGCTCGTCAATTAGCGTTTAACAAAGATATAATCGGAGCTAATAAAGAAATATTAAAGATAACTAAACAAGTTAATTTTAATCAATTGAATCCAATTCAACAAAAAGCATATGCAGATGCGGCGGGTAAGAGTGTTAGTGAGTTGCAAGACATGTTGACTCAAGAAAAAAATATACAACTTGTTAGAAATGGTACAAATGAAAATGCAAAAAAAGCTTTGGCTAACTATGAAAGAATGATGCAGTTAAAAGATGAAGAGGCCAAGAATGAAGGAAAAGTAGCTGAACAAGAAATATTGAGAAAAGCAAATCAAGAAAGAATGAATCAACTTCAAAATAAGTTCAATCAGATGATGAGTCAGTTAGCTGAACCTATCATGGATATATTGTCTCCTCTATTTGATTTAGGCGTATTCATTTTGGATTTATTAGGACCGGTTTTTAAATTAACCGGATTGTTGTTTAAAGTGTTGTCGCCAATATCGTTAATTAGTAAAACTTTTAAAATAATGGACAGATTAACAGACGGTTTATTTGGAAAGATAACTAAAGCATTCAGTCCTCTGTATTGGATTTTGGATATTGTTAAATTGTTGATAGTAGGGTTTCAATCATTCGCCGATTTCCTAGATGATATAGAAGATGGCAATATGAGTATTGGAGACGCTTTTAATAAAATGACGGACTCCATGGTAACAGGATTCAAAGAAGTCGGGACACAAATACTAAAAGAATTAACTGAACCATTCATGATTGCAAAGGAAAAAATATCGGAATGGTTGGGATTCAGTCCGTCTGAAATAGGACTGTCAATGGTAAAAGGATTAAAGTCTGTAGGAGGAATGTTGCTAGACGCTATAATAACGCCATTTATAATGGGATACAATAAAATTGCTAAATATGTACCTGGGTTGTCTGAGATGAAAATGCCTAACGAATTGGCAACCGATCTAATTAATGATACAAAGAAAACAGGAGATAACTCAAAATCATTAAATAATGATACATTAAATAACGCAATTCAGTCTGGCAATCAACAAATGGTAGCTAAAATAGATCAATTAATATCCATGATGGCTAATGGTGGTATTGCTGTAAATCTTGACGGTCAAAGAATTAACGCAGCTTTATCCACAACAATGTTAAAATCAGGTGGATTTGGACAAGCAACAACTAGAGCTTGATACTATTTATAATCAATGGCAAATAGTAATACATACGCTGAAGGATACGGTAATGCTGGTACGCAAATTACCACATATGATAATATTCAGGGAGCTGGATTAAGACTACCAGTTCCAACCCAAGACTTCATCAATATTAGATCCCCCGGTAAAATTGAAAGAATATTTACCACGGCGGGAAACAGTACTGTATTATATAATCAAAATAAACCACAAGATCTATATCTAAAAGGTCCAATGGCTAGTCAAATGTTTATATACAAAAACATTGAAGAAGGCCAACGAAACAAAGTTACTACAGTATTTCAAGCATCAAGACAAGACGGCACAAGAGTAAGAAAATTTCTAGGAAGCTCTGCTGGTACTCGTTTTATATTAAAACAACTTGTATTGCAAGGATTTCAACCATTTGATGAAACCAAAGTATACAATCCAGCTTCTCCAATTATAGCTGCACTTAGACTTGCATCATTTGGATTGGTTGATAGACCCACAAGACATCTTGATACTAGCAATATAGTTGGTGGATTATTAGGCGGAAGTGGATTGGGTTCTATAGCTAGAACAGTTGGTGGTTTATTTGATGGAGGCGGACCAGCCGTACCATCTCCCCCAAGAAGTAGCGTAGCTAGTGCTGCAAGTGGTGGATTTGGAGTATCAACATTTACATCTTTATTGGGTGGAGCTGATAACTCAGACAGAGTTGTAGCTCCTCTAGCTAGACCCGATGTAAGAGATTTATTGAGAGGTCAAACTGCTACAAATGCTTACAACGCTCCTAGATATTCTAAATTGGTATCTTCTGGTGGAGGAGGATTTTTTAAAAAATTGTTGGGAGGCGTTGGTAGTTTCTTAAAAAACAATACTTTATTAGGCGGTATTATACCTCCTACACAGCCATGGAAAGCAAATTATCGTGCGGACGAACAAACATATGATTTGTATCTAAACGCCGGTGCGTTGTTTGACGATTCTGGTATTACCCCAACAAAAAGCGGAGGAATTTTAAGTGGTTTGAAAAAGACTTTGGGTATAGGCACAAACCAAAAATTTACTGGATTAAAGGTAAAACAAAGATTTTATCATGGAACTACCAATCCGTCTTCGATGCTTAGAAACGATTTTTATATAAAAACATATGGAAATCAAGAACAACAAAAATCAGTTGGTGTTGTTACATTTCAAGGAAGTGTCAATTCTAGTAACGTAAATCCAGTGCCAAGTTCTGATTTTCAAGATCAAGCACTTAATAGATTTAAAGGCGAGGTTAAAGTAGATGGGGTACCTACGATTAGATTAAAATACACTGATGTAGTTAAAGCTGACAGAGACACTGGTACGTTTATAGAACAAAGCGATCAGTTATTAAACTATAAAGTATTGATCGAAAACTCAAAACTTTTACCCGATACATTTAGTGACGAAACTAAGACTCCAACTGATTTAATTACTGCTAATTTAAATAAAGCTATTGATAATATAGCCGGCAATGCCGCGAATAATTTATATGATATTGGTTTCGTTGGTAAGAAAAATGTTAAACCATTACAATTCGCTAAATACGATAATACCAATAATGTTGGTATGGATTATCTAAAAGACGTAAAGACTACATACACTGATAAATTTAGCACTGATCCAAATCAACTAAACTTTCCAACAAGATTGGGAAGAAAAGTTGGTAAAGATAGATTTATACAACCAACGCATAACGTTGATTATGTAAACTCATTGGATGTATTAAATCAAGCTCAATTTGATAAACAATACGGAGATGGATCTGATTATAAAGGTTTTGGTCCTGATATCATTAAGTTTTATTTCTATGATATTGTTAATCAAAAATATATACCGTTTAGCGCAACTGTAAAAGGTATACAAGACAGTAATACAGCTGAATGGGAAACAATAGAATATTTAGGCAGACCAGATAAACTATATTACTATAAAGGATTTACCCGAGAAGTAAGTTTCAACTTTACAGTAAATGCACATAGTGTCAAAGAATTGATGCCTATGTGGTCAAGAATAAACTATTTGACTAGTTTGACAAAACCAGCTAATTACACTGAAGCTGCAGCTGGTGGTTTCATGGTTCCTCCGATGGTACAATTAACACTTGGTGATTTTTACAAAAACCACTTTGTTGTTATTAAGAGTTGTAATGTCAATATACCAGATGATGCTTCTTGGGAGACAATTCCTGAGAATATGAGTTCTCCAAACGACATATGGAGCTGGGGATCAAATAGAGCATATGAGTGGGCTGGTAAAGACAATTTATTAAGCCCTAGAGGCGATAAAGATAGTTCTCTTGGCAGATTTGCACAATTTCCAAGAACAGCAGACATTAGCATTCAAATGGCAGTTATGGAAAAAGACAGACCAAAAGCAGGAAGATCCGCTTGGGGTAATGCTCCAGTTGCGATTGTTAACGGAGGAGACTTTTATGGAACTGTTAATAGAAACAACGTGAATCTTGTCAGAGATTATAATTTCTCTACCAACATAAGGTACGACACAGATTTAGAAGCGTTTTCTGCTGCTACTCAACAACTAACCGGTCAACAACCAACTGTTACAGTACAACAACCAAATAACCCATGAGATACCAATTTACTCCAGTAGAAAAAAGATGGGATGGTAAAAACGTTTATAAAACTACATATTATCCAGATATACCTGAGTCATATGATGATTTTTACATTACCGCAAGTGAAACTGACTATTTAGATAGTATAGCTAAGAAATACTACGGCGATGAAAATTTGTGGTGGATAATTGCTAAAGCAAATAAATTGCCTGGTTATCAATTATCAGTGGGAGTTAGTAGACAACTACGCATTCCTGCTAATGTTGCTAGTATACTAAATCAATTAAAGAACTTAAATTAATGTTATGGCAAAAAACGGAGAAATTACAGATACAACTCCATTATGGTGGGAAATACAAAATATTCCAACTGAAGTTGTAAGGGAATTAAGAAGAAGAAGTAATACCAACAACATTGGTATGAATATTCCCACTCCATTTATAAACACAACTTTTAATTTTGAACAAAACTATAAAGACTATAAAGGACCAATGACCCCATGGGTCAGAGTATTCAGTAATGGTACCGGAAAGTCTATAAATGGAATGGTTCCGAGAAGTGCTTATTTAAACAAAAAATATGCAGAAAAAGATTATAATGGTTTTATCCTAAAAGGAGGCGATGGTTTTTTTGACGCATTCGGATATAGTCAGAATAAACCACTTACCGATAAATTTGCAATTATAGGATATGAAGCTGATGGAATAACTCCTCATTATATAGACAATACTTATCGAAGTCAATTGAACTACGAGACGATTGAAAATACACAAAATTTTCCGCAAAATAGTCAAATATCTCCTATAATTCCTCCGCCTGGAATAGTAAGTGTCAGTGTAAAACAAAGCAAAGAACTTTTGACTTATGCTAGTATTAAGTTTAAATGTTATGGTATTGCACAACTTGAATATTTAACGCCGTTCTTTTTTACTGCTGGAATCAATCTCTTTGTTGAATTTGGTTGGAATCTTTTTAATCAAAAATCACTTGTTAATCTTGCTAATTTAAAAGAGTGTTGGGAGTTGGTATATAAACCACAAACTGCTTTGGATCGTTCAAATAAATCCAATGGTAATTATGGATGTGTAACGGGAATTATAACAAAGTATTCATTTACCACAACCGATGGATTTGTTTATGATTGCAATGTTGATATGACATCCAGACAAGGAATGTTTGCTGGAATGAGAACTGATAATAATGCTAAAATAGCAACAACCACTCCAGCAACAGCTAGTGATCAAAACAATACTGAATTTTTAGATTTAAGAACATTTGTACGTACTTATTTACCATCTATAAATGATGTAATGAGAGAAAGTCAAGTTATTTCCCCGAATGTAAATAATAGTCAAGCAAACTTTTTGAATTATATAGTCGATAAGATTAATATGATTCCAAAAAACAAAGTTGAAAAAGATGCACTTGCAAATCAAGAACAGTTGGCTAAGAGCAAACAAAATGTACAAGCTGTGGTTACTACAAAATTTGCAGGAAGCAATTCTACTTTATTTTATGGCGGTAAACCTGAAGATAGAGTTTTTGCTGGAAGATTAGAAGAATACTATAGAGCTAAAAAGAAGCCAGATGGAAAATCAGATGTTATAAATTATGGATCTGTAAAACCCGATGCACAAACGTACACACAGTTATCATTTGTTGACGATAAAACAGATTTTGATGCAAAAGATGGCGCAACCGAAGTCTGGATGCAATTAGACTTTGTATTTGAATTGGTAAATCTATTCATGGCAAATTCAAATACTAAACAATTTTTGGTAGATATTAGTGATATAATCATAAGCGCACATCCAAATTTGATATCTTGTGACAAAAATGTATTGATACCAAATCCAATTTCTCCAAAAATAAACAGAGGAACTCCGTATAAAAAAGGTAATCCAAATAGCGGGTATCTTAAAGGAGACAATGCAGATGCTTTTTCTACAGTACAAGATGCATTTGCTGAGAAAATTTTTGGCGAGAGATTTGCTTATAATACAACGTCTGGAAATGCATTCTTAAACCAACAACAAGATATTACAGTGCCTCGTAATGATCAACTTGAACAAAAATACAAGAAAGCAGTTGATGAAGGAACTCTTACAGAATTTTATAGAGACTTAAAAACTGAAGAAAGTTTATATTTTGCTGCAAATGCTGCAAAGAAGACGTTTAAAACTAGTGGAAGATATAGAGATAATATTGATAGTGTGATCAATTATTTATATTATCACAGTGTAAATTCTAACAAAGAAGCATCGGCTTCATTTCCATTTGCGGAAGATGTACAGGTTATTCGACCAAACAAATTTGGACAACCTACAAAAGTTCCATACAAGAAATATTACTTTGGGTATTTAAAAAACATTTATATTAGCAAAACCAAGTTGATTGATATTGTAAATTCATCTGAAACCAAAAATTACAAACAATTTATTAACGCAATTCTAAATACTATAAATGACTCAACTGATGGTTTTTGGAAATTTGATATTGTGGAAGGAAAAGATCAAAACGGTAATTCTACACTATCTATAGTAGATAAAAATATGGTTAACTTTGACATATTGCGTGAAGTATATATGTTTGAGTTGGGAAGAACAAACAATGTTATAAAGAGCATAAATTTCGATGTTAGTTTAACAAATGAACAAGCTATAAACGTTATGTTTGGTGGACAAAATTCAAAGAGTTTAAGAACCAATATAACCGATAAAATAAGCAAAGCTCAGAGCGTGGATCAACTAAACGCTGCTTTGAATGATTTGAATAATATACCATTTATGAAGTTTGTTGATAGAATGGATAAATTTCAACTTGGTTTAATGGTTTCACAACAAAGTGGATCTATTGCTACTGCTAACACATTGGTACCTGGTACTACATCTGGAATAGAAAATGATAATAATGCGATAGCTGATTTACAATCTTATGGACCAAAGGAAAAAAGCGGAGTGTTGTGTATTACAACAAAACAAGTATCAGGAACTTATATTGGAGGATTGAAGAGTGGAGCTGATTCAAAAGCATTCACGGAATTAGTAGATGATGTGAGAAATAGAAAGAATCATAAATATTTGTGTTTGCCATCTGATATGAAGGGTAAACTAACACAAATGATGAATGACGACGACTTTAAAAACAATAACGCAAAATACAGTGGGGTAGCTGATAACTTTACTGTAACAATAAAGTTTGATGGTATATTCTCATTTAGAAATTTACAAGTATTTGCGATAAGTAATCTTCCTAAGCCATATGTGCCTGGAAACGTTATATTTCAAATATTGGAAGTAGATCATGAAATAAGCAATGGTAAATGGGAAACTACTGTTAATGCGTTGGTTAGATGTATTGGGTCGTCTAAACTAGAATATGTAACTGTATGATATACGATACTCCAAATAGTGTTAAAAATATAGTAGGTCTTGGCAGCTTTGACTTTGCAAAGCCATCCACTTATATTCCCACTATAACGCAAGACGACTATGATCGTGGTTATATCGACCGATTTTTTGTTGCTAGAATCAATTACTTTGATATTATTGAAACCAATTACAAAGACTATAACACAGCTAATACCAGTTATTTTATAAAAACCAAGATAGATTGGAAAATAACTGGACCAGAGTTGAACACATATATTGGCAAAACTCTTCAAGAAACAGGCGTGGTTAACTACAATAATTTTAGAATTCGTGACGCTCAAGTATATATTCCAAATATTCAGATTGTTTTAAATAACCCAAAACAATTTTGGCGTGGATTTTAATCTTGACTCTATACAATTATAGTGTAGAGTAAGAGTGTGAAGTACAGTTCCAAAATCTATCTAAAACTAATAACCAAAGATAATAATTGTCATAATAAGAACAATTCGATTATCGCTGCGTTTGTTTATGATTTTGAGACTCAACGTAAACATTACTATAATTTCACACATGTCGATGTGGTACCAGATTCAACATTTGAACAGTTCAAAGATGAAATTGAATCGGGGAAATACACAGTTTACGTAAATAACAAAAAGACTTATAAGTACTGGTTAAACTGTAAACTAGTAGATGTAAATTTGTTTGGTTTCATAAAAAATAATGAAACTCTAGAAGAGTGTTCATCCGCAACCAAAGATTATTTAAATAGATCACATCGTAACGTTAATGACTTCAACCTAATCGTTCCGTATATAAGCCATCAAGAGTGTTTTGATGATGAAGTAGAGTTAATATGCGATTTGCACGAAGTCGATACAGACACTTACTGTTTCAAATTCTTCAATGATATTATCACTGATACTTTGTATGATGTGGAAAAAAATGGATTAAAAGTTGATGTTGGTGAGTTTAAAAAACATTTTAAATCACGTGTTTATGATGGATTTGTATATACCAGTTATAACATTTATAATCCAACGGGTAGACCAAGTAATGCTTATGACAACATAAACTATGTAGCTCTAAAGAAAGACGATGGATCACGCAATAGTTTTGTGTCGAGATATGGAGATAATGGTCATTTAATGATGATTGATTTTACTGGATTTCATCCATATATTGTAGCAAATTTGATTGATTATAAAGTTCCAGAAGACGAGACCATTTATGAACATCTTGCTAAACAATACTTTAATCTAGAAGAAGTTACATCTGACACTATTGCTAAAGCCAAGAAATTGACGATGGTTAATCTATATGGACAGATTTCTCAACAATATTGTGATATACCATATTTCGCCAAAGTAGAGACTTTAAAGAATAAGTACTGGGAATCTTTTCAGAAAAAAGGATACATAACTACTCCAATCTATAAAAGAAAGATATCCGACAAACACATTTTAGATCCAAATAAAAACAAGCTATTTGCTTATATTATTCAAGCAGCCGAAACGGAACACGGAATCAATAGTTTGGGCAAGTGTATTAAGTTTGTGAGCGATAAAAGAATAGTACCGATTCTGTATGTATATGATTCTATTGTATTTGATATTCATAACGATGAAGATAATCAGAACATATTGGACTTAATTGAGATTTTTAAGAACAAACGGTTCAAAGTGAAGACCTATTGGGGAAATAATTACAATGATTTGAAATTAGTCAATTTATAAATATATTTATATCTATATTTATAATAGATGAACTTTAAAGCACTAATTAACGATATTTGTTGTGACGGTCGTATTAAGGACGGGGTTTTTGATGTTAAAAATCAAGAACATGTTTTTGTATTGCAAGAATACCTCGAAACGCTTGGATACGATGTTAATTTCGTAGTCGATAAAACTTCTAATTTATTTGAAGCTGGTAGATTCCCAGATCGACAAGCATATAACAAAGATGGCATACTTGTTACGTTTCCAAGCAAAGAATATCGTGATCGTGCTGTAAATAAAGGTACCCACTTTGCTGAAAATCCTAAAAAAGCTCAAACAAATATTTTTACAGAACCCCCATCAGACATTAAAGCTGGCGGAGATACAAAATCTGACACATCAAAACAAGACGATAAAGATGAAACTGTTCCTATAGATCAAGCATTGGACAAAAAGATAGTTGACACAGATCAAGATAAAAGAACTCCTAGAGAAAAAGAATTGGATGCAATAGCGGTACAATCTGTGTTGACGGGTCAATCTCCTCTTGTAAATTATAGTGTAGATGAAGCTAAAAAGTTTGGATTCTACAAAAAGGGATACGAATGGTTTGATACAGAAGGTAACTTGATTGGAGAGCAAGTATACGACGAATCAAGAAAAACCACTGTAATAAGAAAATCTATAAAAGAAGCAATTTCTCCAAAATATAACAATGATTTCTTTAAAATTGCAAAAGACGTTTTATTTTATGAACCAGTAGCCGGAACCGATGATGCTGGAAAGACTATACCGCCTGAACTTTATTTTCAAAAAGTTTTTGAAACAACCAATTTCACTACATTTAAATTTCCTAGAGGAAGAGATATACAATTTACACTTGTCGATTTCGACAAATATCTATCTACAAATAATGTAAATTTGGTACCAGCTTCTACATATGTAAAAATTAGAAGTTTGTCGGATGAACGTTTAATTCAATATAAGAAGAACGATGTACAAACTATTGCAGTTTTGTCTACATTGTACAAAAAATATAAAAATAAGTTTGTATCTAAAGCAAATAGTGATTTGGATAAATCGTGTCCTGCTAGAGAAATGGAGGCCTATATAGGTGAAGAATTTAATACTCCACAAGGATCAAAAAATACAGTTGCTAAAAAGATAGCTGATAAATTAAAAAGTGGTAAATACAAAGAAATTAGTGCTCCGGTTAAAGCTGTAGAAATATTGGGATCATCTGGATGTAAATTATCTGAAGAGTTTGCGGGTATATCAAAGATATCTAAAACAGATTTAATTATTAATGGTAACATAAAATGTAGTGCAAAGAAAGCTGGTGGAGCACAAATAGCATCTTCACAACATAAAGAATTAACAACCGTAATTTCCGCAGTATTGAAAGACTTTCCAGATATTAAAAACAAGATGGTTGCAAATATTACAGAGACACTTGCTCATTTAATGGAAAAGTCATTTTACTATGAACATGCAGCTGTTATTAATAAAAATTTGACTACACTATCAACCACTAGTGATCAAAAGAAAACCAAAGAAGCTGTAAATAACTTAATATCGTTGATTAAAAGTCCAGATGCAGTTAATGACATCAACATAGAAGAAAAAGAAATGCAACAGATGTTGGGTGAATTAAATAAGATTTTTACCGAAGATAAATACAAAAAAGCATTGTTGAGAGAATTTTCTACCGGCGAAAAAAGATTTGCTGCTGGCGAAAAATGTGTAGCAGATCATATTATGACTTGGGATTGTCAAGGAGATTGTTTGGTTTACACAGTAGATGAATTCATCGACGATAACTATAATAAAATTAAATTCGGTGTACGTGACAGAGGAAATGAACGTGGCGGATCACTTAGAATTGGCATCTTAAAAGAACAATATGACGAAACTGATTATCTTCTATTGGAAAATCAAATAATAGAAGAAAGTTTGATGTCATTTATTAACAATTTAGGCGCCGAATTTAAAAACGTAGTACAAAACAGTTTAGAGTTTGTAAAAAATCTATCTGCGTCCGCTAAGAGTGCATTAAATGTATTCTATAACAAAATAAAAGAATTTTTCAAACGAATGGTTATAAAAATATCAATTACCGTTAAACAAATTTTAGACAAGGGATTTGAACATTTTGCAAATTATTTTGATATGGAACCTGAAATTGACGGTAAATTTGAATTTGAAATACCATGATACAAAAACAACTGCTTTGTACATTCTCCAATAGTAGTCAATATACAGACGTATTGAATGAAATACCACAACAATATAAATTGATTGATAATAAGATCTTTATATTTGCTAACGAAAATAATCTTCGGGAATTATATCTAACGTTCAATGTAGAAAAACGTGAACAAGTTAATCGATATAAAGGAACAATAAGCATACATCGTAAAAAGCAAACAAATACATTGTATACATTAAACGCAATGAATAAGTTAATTGCTGATGAAAATGACGGCACATTTGATAAAAGTTTTCAATTAAATTGGGATTTATATAAAAACAGTATTATACTAACCAATGAAATTGGTGTAAAAATAGTTCCATTAAAACTGTTTTCTATCTCCGAAGTTTGATATATATTTTTGACTTGATTTCAGTTTGTACCTAGTGTACACTGATTTTAGGTTGGTTATAAACCGAGTCGAGTGATTCGGTTAAAATAATTAACTAATTAACAATTAAACAATTAAATAAATTATGGCATTAGACATTAGTAAGCTAAAGAGTCGTTTGAACTCTCTTTCAAACACAAATCAAAAATCTAACTTGATTTGGAAACCAAAGCCCGGTAAACAAGTAGTTCGTATCGTTCCTTATAAGTACGAACCAGATAATCCGTTCATCGAACTAAAGTTCCATTATAACATCAACAACAAGACCTATCTGTCTCCTGATAGTTTTGGTCGTCCAGATCCAATCGTTGAGTTTAGTAACCGTTTGAAGAAGACTGGTTCTAAGGAAGATTGGCAGATGGGTCGTAAGATGGAACCAAAGATGCGTACATTTGCTCCTGTAATTGTACGTGGCGAAGAACACGAAGGAGTTAAGTTCTGGGGATTTGGTAAGCAAGTTTATCAAGAACTTTTATCGATCATCAGCGATCCTGACTTCGGTGATATTACTGATCTAACAAGTGGTCGTGATATTGTTGTAGAATTCAAGACAGCTGAAGGCGGAGCTAGTTTCCCAGAAACCAGCATTCGTGTTAAGCCAAATGTGAGTGTTGCGGTTGATCCAAAAAACAGTC